TCGATACTTTCAAGCTAGGCAATGCTAAGTTCAACGATGGGACAAACCTCAAAGACGCTGAGTCAGATGCATTTAAACGTGCATGCATGAGATTTGGCCTTGGTGTAGAGCTATGGTCAGGCAGTAAGCAATCAGAAGAAGAAGCTACAGCAGTAGCACCTGATGGTTACACTCAAGAGATGGCCGATAAAGACGCTATGGTAGAAGTTACTAAAGTCGATATGCGTAAGAAAGAAAACAAACCTACTAAGGAAGATATTCAACGCATGAATGATATTATGGATAGTATTATTGGTGAAGACAATAGTAATACAGTTAAGAATATAATTGATACACCTACAACATCAGACGAACCACCTTTCTAATGCAAGACTTAGAATTTATAGTTAAAACTATACAGTCTATGACTGCATCAGTACAAAATAAAGAAACTCTAAACAAAATCATAGGTACTGCTAATCAATACGCTAGTACTATGAAGTTTCCTACAGATAAAACAGCTTGGACAGACGAACAGCTTGACAGGTATTTTAGTATGATAGAAAAACTTGTTGATATGCCAGTCGAATATACTCAAGATGAGTTTGATAGCTTGTCTATACAAGATAAGTTAGCAGCTGTAGGTATAGAGTCAGAAGATAAAACGTCAGGTTTACAACAACCAGGCGGATTGATTGGAGATATTGTAAACAATATGGAACAACAAAATAAATACAGAGATGACTTGAAATGTCCTTACTGTGGACAGATGGTATACGATAATCGTAACAGCAAAAAGTCAGATAAAAGTCCAGACTTTACATGCAGTACTAATGACCCTGCAGTATGTGGTGGACACACAGGCAAATGGCGTAAGTCATGGTGGCTTGATAACTCAGATATTCCTGCAGAATGGGATATCAAATGATACCAGAATACTTTAGAGGTACTAAAGTACCTGCGTATATTAAATCAAAAACACAACTTATAGCTTGGGTATTAACTGAGTTTATGGGTGATGAACCAATTAGCAATTGGGAGTTTGTGGCAGACTTACATTGCCACAGGTTTGGTGGGATAATACATAATCTTAGGCAGGAAGGTTATGAAATTACTACTTTACCTAGTAAGAAACGTGGGTTAGTACACTACTACTGTACAAAATTACCTACAAAGAAAGCTGCTACCATTAGCTAATGATAGAAGTAATTGTTGGGTGTTTGTTTCCGATTCTACTTACACCCAGCGACTTACCTGTATATAAAGAATGCTATGAAACTAAAGAAAAAGTAGAATATGTTGTTCATCATGGCAACTTAGTATCCAGGTATTTTAAAGAGGACGACATCTTGCAGGCACTAAATGTAATTTACTGCGAAAGCTCAGGAATAGCTGAAGCAGTAGGGGTAAACACAAACGGTACTGCAGATGTTGGACTCTGGCAATTCAATGATGATACATGGGCTTGGTTAAAATCTAAGCTTGATATAGTTAGTAGTAGGACTAATACAGAAGTATCTACAGCAGTGGCTTCTTGGTTAGTTTACAATGACGGTTGGCATCATTGGAACAGTAGTAAACACTGCTGGAAAGGATTTGACAATGAAATGTTGTGGCTTAGAACTAGCAGTATGTAGCGTAACTGACGTAGCATTCTGTTGGTCATGTGAAAAGAATTGGGGTCATGTAGATGACCTGGTCTAACATCAATAGAGAATTTAGAAAAGAAATAGATAAAACATTAAATCTTATATGCGAATTATGTGGCATAGCTTACATGACAAACTTTACATTAGTTAAGTACTGTAATGATTGCATAGAAGGATTAGAAATGGAGATGGATTATATTGACGAAGATTGATATAAACAAAATAAATATATTTAATAATCCTAAGTTTATGAAAGTATGGGCAAAGCAATTTGACCAAGCATGTGGTAGTGATGTGTTTAACATACCACCAGACATGGCAAAGCTTAGGTTTTTAATGGATAAGTTTGTCGTAGATTATAACTTTCATCTAGGACAATTAGAGGAGGAATAATGGAAGAAGATTACATTAATTCAATACTTTTTTATGAAGATAGAACAGAAAACAGATATGTTGATTTTGTTGAGAAGGAATAATGGCTTACTTAGTATTAACTATTGATGATAAACAGTTAGAAACTGTTTGGACACAAGTAAAAAATATTAATGGAGTAGATGATACTGCATTATTAGAGGAGGAATAATGGCAAAACAACTTGTTGATGAATTATATGAAGACGCAAGAAATGGTACTTTACAGTGTCCTAAATGCAATGAAAATATTTGTTGCGAGTGGGAACAGCACACAATTAAAGATATAGATTGTGAAGAATGTGCGTTATTTCAACCTAACGACATAATGGAATACGAATCTTGTTTCAGATGTTCCATTGATGAGGAGGAATAATGCCTACATATAAAATCCTTGTAAGGTTTGATGCAGAAGATTGGGATGACGCTGTTAGCGTTGTAGAAAATATGTATGTAAAAGATTGGATAAATGAAATGGAGGAGGAGTAATGCAAACTAAATTTGCATCTAAAGAAGCTATTTACCATATTACACCTAACGAATCTACGTTAAAGTTTAGAAGATGGGTAAAGAAAAAAATAAAGTTAGCTGATAGTTTAGATAAGTTTGGAGGTAAACGTTTACTAGGAGTAACAGATACAAATACACCTATATGGGTTAGCTATAGTATTGATAGAGAAACATTAACTTGTGAAATAACTTTGTCGCATTCAATGGATACTATACGTAAATCTAAACTTTGTCCCAGACGTATTACTGTAGCTACAGGTGAAAACTTTACAATGATAGATACTGCTATGCGACCAGCAAGTAAACCTGACCATGGTGAAGTAACACAACGTACATTAGATTACATAGAAAAACTTATGTTTTACAATGAAGCAAAAATATATTATGAAGATAACAAATGTACAACAGGTATGTTTATGAAAATATCTAATGCAATATATGAAGGTTCACCAGAAAACTTACGAGTTAGATGGACTGATATAATGAAAGCCTGGAATATGCCAAAAGGAAAGTACTTTACTATCTAATGAATAACAATACATACAGACCTTTGCCTAGTTATATGACTATTAAAGAGTCACCTATAAATGGCCTGGGTCTGTTCTGTAACAAAGTAATTAAAGATACTGAAACATCTTTAGGTATTACTCATGTATTTATAAATGGTGATGAATTTATATATAGAACACCACTAGGTGGTTTTATTAACCATAGCGATAATCCTAATTGCGAATTAATACGTATGGATAAGTCACTTAGTCAAGGTGTTAATCATTTGTTTCCTTTAAGAACAATTAAGAAAGGTGAGGAAATTACATTAAAATACACAATGTATAAATTGTAATGAATAGTTTATCAGAATTAAGAGAACTAGCGCTTAAAAGAGCTAATTACGCATGTGAATGGGCATATTGTAATGAACGTAATTGGTTAGAGATGGCACACATATTAGGTATTGGTATGGGTGGTAGAGATAAAGCTAGTAAATATGATATAAATAATGTAGCAATACTATGTAAAAGACATCACGATATATATGATGGTAAAACAATATCAGGTGCCAAGAGAGATTACAGGGATTTACTTATAGGTTTTTTAAAAAGAGAACGTTCGACTTAAACTATGGACGTTGTTTTTTCTTTTTCTTTCCAATAGTTGTATAAGTTTCTAAAGCTGTCATTGCTTTAGCACGTTGCATATACTGCTGACCACGATAAACATTTGATACATCTTGTGGTGTTAATGTTTGTTTTGTTCCACCACCTGCTGCTTTAAATGCTTTTGCAGCTAATGCTTGGTGTTGTTTAACACGCTTACTTAATTCTTGTTTACCTAATCCAGCTAATCCAGCACCTATAAATCCGTGTGGGTCTGGGTCATATAATTTACTATACTTAGGTGTGCCAGGTTGTTTTTTAGGAGGTACTCTTTTAGGCATTAATAACCTCCAGTTGCAGAGAAGCCACCTTGCTCTTTATATTTTTTCATTTGTTTCTTTTGATGTGGAGTACCAGCATATTCTTGAATAGCTTTACCAGTATCATATGCTATTAGTCCTGCACCTACTACATTGGCTGCACCTACTAATTTAGATGCACCTTTAGCTACTTTAGTAGCTGTACTTAATACATCTTTAGCAGTTTTAGATTTTATTAACATACCTGTTTTACTTCCTGCAGTTACTACATCTGTGTAAATTTTATTTTTAAGAACACTTACTGCAGCTCTGCCACCTTTAGGAATTCTACCAACTTTAGGTTTAGGATAACCTTCTCTTGCATAGGTTATAGTATCAATAACATACTTACCTGCACCAGTACCTTTACCACCTTGTGCAGCATATCTTCCTTTAGTAATACCTCTTTTATCCACTCTTGGTCTACCTACTGATTCAGGAAGTTTTCTTTCTTGAATAACTACTTGACCAAGTTTGCTTAGTTTACCTCTACCACTAAGAGTAGTACTTCTTGCACCTACACGTTCATAACCATATTGAGTTCCATATGTAGTAGTTTGACTTGATACTGTTTTAACACCACGCTTAGAATAATTTTTTGTTGTACTTACTCTTTGTTCTGCAACATCAGTATAATAATGTCCTTCAACACCTTTAATATTTCTTGATACTTCTTTTACAGGTTTATAAGAAGTTTCTACATAGTGTGGAACAAATCCTTTAGCAAATTGTTTTGCACCATATAACGCACCACTAGATGCACCAACAGCAGTAGCTGCACCTACTTTAGGTTTACGTTTTTTAGGTGGGTCTGCTTTAGGCATTATGGATTCAACTTTGTTCTACGGTTAGATATGTTTCTATCTTCCCAAGTTTTTATTTCTGGATTATCCATTTTAACTTTGTTAGGATTAGGTATATCAATACCTGTAGTAATTTTAATTAATCCTTTAGCAAATGTTGTTATAGGATTATCAGAACCACCTGGTAACCAACCTTTATTATAATTTTTATCCCAATCATAATAAGTATTACCTTTTGGATAACTTTTACCACCGCCTTTAATTTTTGGTGTATTTTTACTTTGTTTTTGTTTTTTAGGTGGTTTTATTTTGAACATACGAGGTTGCATAGGACTCTTTTTTTGACTTGTTTCAAAACTTGAAGCATATGCAGTTTTATCATCTTTACTTAGTTTATGATAAACTCCTAAATTAAATTTCATTACTTACTCACCTTACCTGTTGGTTTACCTAATTGTTTTTTAGCAAACTCTTTAACAACTACTAACGCTGCTGCACCACCTGATAACGCAGCTAACTGTAAAGCCTCTGCATCTACACCAACTAGTGGGGCAACTGTTAACGCAGATATAAATGCTTCAACAAATGTCCATACAGTTTTTTCTAATATATCTTTATATTCTTTTGACATTATTTATTTCCTTTTTCTATTAAAGCAGCTAAACCTACAGCACCAAGTGTTGTAAATAGTTTACCTTTACCTTTGCCTTTGCCTTTTATCTTAGCTAATCTAGCAAGACGTTCAGCATTTTTTTGAGCTTGTCTTCCTGTCATGCCTTGAGCCACACCTTCATCAAAAGCTTGTTTCATATTAAATGATTCACCAGATGTAACAGCTTTAGGTGCATCAGGAGTAGCTGAATTAATTGTATTACCAGATATTTTTTTACCAGCAAACTTACCTTTCATTTTACTTCTACTACCTGTTGGGTCTAAAGAATTTCTAAGTCCTTCACCACCATCAGGTAAATCTTGTCTAGCAATTTGATATTCAGGATTAGATGTATCAAAACTTGCATTATATGCATCTATATCTGCTTGTTTCATTGCTTCTTCATATTGATAATCTGATAAATCTTGAACAGTTTCTTCGCCTCCTTCTAATATACGACCTGGTGCTGGCTTACTATATGGGTCAAAGTTAGGTTGTAAATTTTTAGGTCCTGTTTCTCTATAATAAAAGTCACCTTTACCTACCTCTAAATGAGATGTTTCTCCAAAATCTACAGCTTGTCTTGGTTGTTGTATATTACCTTGTGCATCTACACCAGTAAACTTAGGACCTTTACCATATGTTTTACCTGCATCTGAAGTAGCTTGACCTAATATACCTTTTGAAGTTCCAGACGTAGGTTCACGATAATCATAAGGAACTGTTCTTACATCTACACCTTCAGAATAATACCTTGGTTTATCAGCACCTGGTTGAGCACCTTCACGCAATGCTTTTTCTACTGATGCTTGTCCTAAAGAACTTTTAGAAAAAGAATAATCGCCAGATTTTACTTTATCATAAGGTATTTCTCTAGCTTCTAATCCTGTTTGAATAATAGCTTCAGATGTTTTAATACCAGGACCTTTACCTTTAGATGTAGTAGGTAATGGTTTAGCATCTTCAATAGCTAATTCTACATTCATAGGGTCTACCTTGCCACCATAAGCAGAGGTAACTCTTTTACGTAGAGCTTCAGTTTCGTATGTTTCTCCCATACCTTGTTGCATTTCTCTAGAAATATTTAATTCTTTTTTA